ATTACATTTGTATTTATTTTATTACAGAATCTTAACAATTCGTAAGAATTTTCTTTTGATGTAGAACCCAAATTCTTTCTTAAATTCCCAAATGTCATTAAAGATACTAATTCTTCTTTGTAATATAATCCTAATTTTACTTTAGAATTTACATTTCCCTGAATATGATTATTGATTAGAAATTGTTTAGAATCTGTAAAGGGAACTTCTCTAATTTCACATTGACGAGCATATATCTTTCGTTCTGTTTTTCCTAATAAATTTAAAATTCTTGATTTCACTATATCATTCTTAAATAACCAATCATCTTCATATATATGAATTAAATGTATTCCTTTTTCTTCACATAGCTTTGTCTTATTCAAATGATAATCTTTATCCACATATAATTCATTATGCCAATATAAACCATTAAACTCAAAAGCTAACTTCAAATCCGGCAAATATATATCTAACTCCAATGGGGAAATTATAGACCTTGAATTTTCGATAATTTCACCATCATAATTTTCTTTTATAAAGTCAAATAATTCTTTTTCTAATTCAGATAAATTATTCATTACACATTTTTTACATTTAGCCCCTTGTATATGATTATACGGTAATTGTTCAAAAATACCGTGAGTAGGACAAATAATCTTTACTCTTGTTTTATTATTTTTATAAACTACTAAAGAATAATCATATTTATTTCCGTGGATTTTCTTTGCTTTTTCAATAAATTGTTCTTGGGTCGATGAGAAATCTATTGACAATTTATCTTTACTACATTTTAAACATCCATTACCACTTAAATGATTATTTGGTCTTTGTTCAAAAATACCGTGAATAGGACAAATAATTTTTACTTTATTTCTACATCCAATATAATTTACTAAAGAATAATCATATTTATTTCCGTGGATTTTCTTTGCTTTTTCAATAAATTGTTCTTGTGTTAATGATGATATTTTTGGTTTTTTTTCAACATAACAAGACATACAACCAGAACCATTAAGATGATTATTTGGTCTTTGTTCAAAAATACCGTGAGTAGGACAAATAATCTTTATATTTGTTTTCCAATTAAAATATTCTACTAATGAATAGTCATATTTATTTCCGTGGATTTTCTTTGCTTTTTCAATAAAAACTTCATTCTTATTCATACAACCTCCAAGTAGGTTAAAATAAAGGGTGATAATTCCTTCTTGGTAGGAAAAGGTCATGACTCCCTGTCTCACCCATATTAACTATTTATATTATTCAGTTGTTTCACCATCGAAGGATTCTTCATTCTCTTCCGCTTCTTCTTTAGTTTCAAAGACTCCTCCATCTTTATGATGTGGTGGAGAATAGATTGTATATAATTTCAAATCCTCATTTCCAATATTTACAATATTGTGAGATATACCTGCCGGAACAATAACAGAAAAATCTTCATCCACTTCAAACTCTTCATCATTTATTATAAATTTAGCTTTACCTTTTTCTACTCTAAAAAATTGATCTTCCTGTTCGTGTATTTCATCTCCAATCTCTTCTTCTGGTTTTAAAGACATTAATACTAATTGACTATTTTTTCCAGTATATAAAATCTTTCTAAAATTATTATTCTCTATCGTATCTTTCTCTATATTAGTTATAAATCCAGTTACTTTAGTTTCTTGTTCTAGTAAAAATTCTCTAAACCCCATCTCACCCTCCATTTAAATAATTGATAACATCTTCTATACTTCTAAAGTATTTTGATCCATTTCTTTCTACTAATTTACCTACTGCATTTAATGACATTATTTGTTGTTCATCAAAAACATCATTATCGTCTTCTTCTAAAAAACAAAAAATTGTTCTGTTTGGTTTCTTATTAGAATCGTCTACTACTTCTGCAATAGAATAAACACCTTTCATTTTAGGAGTTATCACATATAACAAATAATCACAAATTTCTCTTTGTTTCAATTCTTCTTTCTGACATTCTTCTGTCCAATTATCAACGATAGGATTAAAATAATCAATAGTTATTCCATCAATAATCTTTTCTCTCCAAGTAGAATTATTACAAGTCCCACCCAAAAATACTTTCTTTTTAAATCCTTTTCTTTCTTTCAACAATTCACAATATTCTATAAACGTCATAATAACTCCTATGCATAATAATCAGGTTCTATTTTAGTTGCATTTCTTTGAACATAATTTAAAAGTCTAATAGTATTTCTTTAATATCTGATTTAATATCTCTAATTATTTCATCAACAGAATCATTCAGTTAAATAATTATCTGCTTCGTTTATAAGTCTGTTTTCCATCCATCCTCCTTTAGAAATCAAAATTCATTTTTTTAATGATTTCCGATCCTCTTAATAGTAATAATGGATTTTGTTTAAATGTTTCTTCTATTTTATCCTTAATTATTTTATCTCCAAATACATCTATCATATCATCAGCAGCATCAATAGCCTCTAATATTTTTATTCTAGCTGATAAATCTAAATCAGAATAAAAAATTTGAACAACATCATCAGGAGGAGAAATTTCATTTAATTGTTCTTCCTTCTCGTTTAAATATTTTAAATACTTCATACTTTTCATAATATCTCCCTAATCATTAAGGTACGTTTCCAACAAATCTATATTAAATTTTTCTTCTATTCCCAACATATTTTTTAACATACCAGTTGTTATTTGATAAAATCTATCAGAATCAACATCAACATCGTATTGATCTTTGGTTATTTTTTTAGCTTTATCCCATAATGTTTCTACTTCATCTACGGATTTACCAGATTTATCAGCAAAAGATTTTACAATATTATCAGGCATAATTATTCCTTTGTGTATTTTTCCAATAATTCTTTTCTTTTTTTGGGATTTATTTTTTTACCAGATAATGGTTTTTTCTTTGCGGTTGTTGTTTTCCTACTTGATTTCTTTTTTGTAGGAATTTTAATTTGTACTTCTTCTGTTTTTTCATCCTGAAGCATACGAATCTCTTCTTTGAATTCTTCTTGGAGTTCTTTAACATTGTATACTTCATTTTTATTACTTAATGTAGACAAATCTACATCTATTGATAATTTCTTTCCGTTCTTAATTGGAGTAACATTTAAATATCTTAATTCTCTAAAATTAATAGGAGAATAATCAGGAATTAGATATGACTTACCATCATTAGGAATAACTATTAATTTTCCAGTTCTTTTATCCTTAAAAGAAAAATCATAACCAGCTACATTAACAACTAACATAAAAACCTCCAAATTAAAATAATAGTTTAAAATTAATAATAGTATTTATATATTTCACACACAATAAAAAAAGAATGTAAGCAAATTGCTTACATTCTTTATTTATTACATTCCAATTATGTTCCGATTAAGGAGCAGGATTAAAAAGTTTTCCTTCTCCACCACCGTGAACGATTTGATCTACATTGAAGAAAGGAATCAATCTGTAGTATCTTCCAGCACCAAGTAATGAGTCAGTAATTGCGTATCTGCTCATTGTACCGATACGTGGAGTAAAATCATCAGGGTGAATAGCTCTGTTTGTTAATCCCATAATGTAAGGAGAGAAAATCAATCCAGCATCAGAGATACCAGGACCTTTAAATCCTACAAGAGCATAATCAGTAGAAGCATAAGTGTCTCTGTAAACTTCTACAGTTCCATTAAGTTTACCAATAGCAGCCATTGTTGTTCCTGGATTTACATTCGATTTATACTGTATGAATTGATGTCCAGCAGCTTGCAATGCAGTAGCAATTCTTGGAGAAACAATAACAAAGTTACCTGGACCTCTACGAGTAGAGATAGCAATTTCGTTTACTTGGTTCATAATTGTTGCAACAACATTCATATATTGTTCTGCTTCGTAACGACCTTTCATCTGAGCACCAACACCAATCTGGTCAATAGTACAATCGATAGCAGGAATTATTCTTCCACCTTTACTTACATCAGTAGCAACTCTCTTCATTCTGTAGATAAGTTCTCTATCTAATTCAGCAGTAATCTCATATTGAAGGAAGTTTACCATTTCTCTTTCAACATCAACATTATGCATAACTTTAATATCTTGAGCAGCTTCTAATGAGAAAGATGCAGCTAATTTTCTTGTTACAGCTGTGATAGCTACCTGGTCAATTCTAATACCAAGTTCATTATACTTGTCTGTACCTGGAGTAGTTCCACCAATCACGAAATTTTCAGCAACACCAGTTGGAGCTCCAGAACCAGAAGTATCTAAAATACCAGTTGATGCAGAAGTATTAGTTCCACCACCAATAAGGTCAGCAGATGTTGTACCTGGAGTACCAGTGTATCCACCAGATTTATCTACGTCAGCCCAAGCTGCTTCGATGTTTGTTCCATCATATACAACACGCATTGCATATGCAAGACCAACCGGAGTAGACATAGCCTGAACACCAACACACTTGTTAGCAAATAAATCAGGGAAAGTTCTTCTTACAAGAGCAAGAGCAATTGGACGGAATCTCCAATCATCTGCTGTCTGAGAAGCACCTGCATATGCATCAAGTGATCCTGTGTTTGTTGATCCTCTAGTTGCTTCAGTAAGGAAAATATCTCTTCCATTAAAGTCTTTCTTTTCTTGGTTTTCTAAAAGAACAGCAAGGTTTTCTTTGATATATCTATCTTCAATATTTTTTATTGACATAGGACCTGCCATCTTTTCCCATCTTTTAACTAAATGTTTTGACATACTATATTCCTCCTATTTATAATGTAAGTTCTCTTTATTAGTCTTCCAAATAAGAATTAGCAATATTAGTAAATGTATCAACAGGTGTTTCTTCATTTTCTTTTATTACTTTTCTAATTTTTTTAGTTTTTGGTTCTGTATTGATACTATCTCCTTCTGAAATAACATCATTGATCTTTTTTCTCTTAATAACCGAAGCTTTCTTTTTAGAAACTGAAGTATCACCTTCTTTAATCAATTCAACAAAACCATCTATTTTTTTCTCTACTTCATCAAAATGTTTATCTTTAAACATTTCAACTACACGATTTTTCTGAGAATTAGTTAATCCATCTGTTTTTTCACTCATAAGAATAAAAACAGCAGATTTTTCCAATCTTTCTTCCAATTCCATATTCTTTGCAATTGATTCTGACAATTGAGTTTCAAGTGAACTAATTTTATTCATAGATTCTTTAATTGTTTTTTCACCATCTGATGTAATATTGATATTACTTTCACCAAAGATGTCTTTGATTTTATTAATCACAGGAAGGGCAACTTCATTAATAGCAAGTTTCTCGATTGATTCATCTGAAATTTGTTCTGTAATAACGTGATCAAGGAATGAATCTAATTTAGATACTACTCTTTTTTCAAGAAGATTAAGTTTTTTATCATACGATTCTACAATAGAAGCTTTTTCAGAAACAAGTCTTTTTTCGATCTCTTTCTGAACATATTCTTCTGCTAAAACATCATACTTATTCTTAAGTTCTTCTTCTTTAAGAGTGATCATATCCTTTAACTTAGATTTAACCTTATCATTAATTAAAGATTCTATTGCACCCTCAAAGATTTTTAAATCTTTAGGAGTCAACATTTCTCTAATTTTCTTAGTGATATTTTTTGACATATAAAATCTCCTCCTTAAAAAGTCTGTAAGTATTTATAATACAAATATTTAAAAATAACAAAAAATTTAAAATCTAAAAAATAAACTAAAAAAAAATCATATATAATATCAATAAAAATAACCACTTATAATAAATGTAAATAATCTCAAAAATTTAATATTTTATGGTAAAATTATACCATATAATAGAAAATTAAATTAACTTTTTATTAATATCATCTAAAAATTCACGTAAATATTTCATAGTAAAATGTGACATATCTCTAGAATTATATTTCTTATCAACTTTTTTCTTTAACTTATTAACTGCAATTTCAACAATATCTCCACACTCATCAATTATGAAATTTCTATTTTCTAATATACCCTCAACAAAAGCATTTGGAGCACTTGGATCAGCAACAATATCAACCGTAATTAATTTAAAATCATCTTTTACTATATTACCATCTAAACTACCAACACCCCTAGTGGACATTCCCAATAATACACCTTCATCTACTAATGTTTTTGCTATCTTACCACAAGGAGTATTAATTAACTTAGCAATACCAAATCCAGTATTCTCTTTCATTTCCAATGAAGTTATAATATGGGAAACCCTATCTAGATTAACTGTCGGTTCTGGTGGATGATCTAATTCACCGAGAGAGCGATGTGTCTTTATTTTATTCTCATTAAAATCAGAAACTTCTCTAATTAATGTTTCGACTTGATATTGTCTACCATTTCTATTTTTAACTTCTGCCTGCAAAAAAGGGCCTTTAAGAAAATATTCTTTCTTTTTCATCCCATCCATCTCTATATCTTCTTTGATTAATTCTAAATCATTGAATGATATAAATTCTGATAATAACTTTGCCATAGTATTCTGTCCTCTAGTTAAATTATTCAGATGCCCATTCAGCAGGTTCTTTACCAAATTTTTCCTTGAATCTATTTTCTACTACTTCAAAACCGAAAGTCTTAAAAGAATCAATACCAGTTTCTTTTTCAACTTTACCATATGCATCTTCCCAATAAGTTCCCTTATCTATTTCTTTTTTAAGTTTATCCACAAAAGAATCCAAAACTTCGTCAACACCATCGTCGTCATCATCATCGTGAATATCTTCATTCAATTTTTTAGAATTAATAGAAATAATTTCTTGCATTTGTTGTCTAGAAACTCCATTGATATTTGCTAGAACATCTACTTTTTTATCAGATACTCGTTCCATTACCTTATCAGAAACTTTTTTTTCCAAATCAGTTTTAAGTTTTGACCAATTTCCATCCAATACATCTTGTATTATTGACATAATAGTTCTCCTTTTTATAGTATTTATACAATTTCTTATTATTTATCATTTTTCTTATTATGTTTACTCTTAATAGATGAATCCATCGAAACAAATTCATTAAATAAACTTACATTTTTACCTTTTAATGATGTAAAAGAATATGATTCTTCTGCTGATTCTGGTGTATCTGGTTCATCTACTCCAAATGGTGTATCTGGTTCATCTACTCCAAAATCAACATCTTCAGTTTCTTCATCCTTATCATTATCAAAACTTTCTAACTCTTGTTTTTCTTTATATGCAGCTTTTCTAGCATCTAATAATTTCTTATTTAAATCATATTCTTCTTTTGACATATTAAACCAATTTAATAAAACAAAATCTGGATCAAAATAACCGTGTTCATTCTCTTCGTGTTTATAAATATAAGCATCAATAGAACCAAGTAATGTAAATTTTTCTGTTAATAATTCTAATTCCTTATATTCTTTAAATAAATTAGATTTTGTAAATTTAATATCAAACAATGAAGGGTCTATATATCTTTCATCTATTCCTGATAATCTTAATAATACTATATACGCATCTAATATAACATACTGAAATTTATTCTGTAATCTTTCAATAAATCTAGAAAATCTTATTTCTTCTTGTGTTACCTCTCCAGATTTACCTATAGAATATTGATTTCCTGCTCCTTCGGATTGTGCATTTTTCCATCTCGAAGATGGCAATTTAAGAGTCGTATATAATTTTTTCAAGAAATAATTAACGTCTTCCATTTCACCTAAATTAGCACCACCAGGTAATGTTTCTACTGTAGTTCCTTTTTCATCATCATTCTTAGCAAACCAATAATCGTGAGTCATTGCTTGTATGTTTTCAAACGAATTCATAGAACCATCAGAAGAATCATATGTAATCTGTTTTCTATATGTTTGCATTAACTTCTTGATATATTCTTCAGCTTTAGGTTTAGTCATTCTACCTACTTGAACATTCCATATTCTTCTTTCAGGAGCTCTAACTAATCTATATATAACAGAAGCATCTTCAAGATTCTTTAATTGGTTATATGTTCTTATAGTAGATTCTAAAAACCCTATCGAATCTAATCTAGTCGTCCCCATATCCCCATATGTTACATGTATAATTTGATCTTTATCAAACTCAATCTCAATAGCTTCTCCTTTATTCAAACCCATATAACTATAATCTTGGAATGTAGAAGTATTTGCATTAGTATAATTAAGTGTTTGAATATATCCCTTTACCGTATCTCCATCATATATAGGACTCATTGTGTGAGGAGGCAAACATTTATATCCTATTATAGTCTCTCCTTCATCATCAAGAATCAACTCTATATAAATCTCACCATCTACTAACCATTTTCTAAACAAATCCCAAGCAAATTGATTAAAGTTAAATACATCATAAACCAAATATTTCCATTTTTTTCTTAATTCATCCTCTATATGTTCGGGAATTTCTCTTTTCAATGATAATTGGATCATATAACCTTTATCATCTTCTAAAATAGCATCATCACATATATTATCTAAAGCATCTGCAATCTCAGGAAACCTAGACATCTCTCTATATTTTGCAATTCTAGATGCCTTATTATAAAAATATTGTTCGAACTCAACCGGAATAGATGACATACCTCCAGCAGTACCATATATATCGGTATTACGTGAATTACCAAATAGTATCTCCTCTTGAGATAACCCAACACTATTATCTCTTATTTGATTCTCGATATCTTCAATATTAACTCTAGACTTTCTGAAATGTTCAGAAAATCTATTAAACCCTATTATATCAAAAAGTCCCATTTATATTATTCTCCAAGGCCAAAACAACTAATTATAATTTATCAATATACTTTGTAACAGAATTATTATATTTATAATCCTTTTTCTTTTTATCATCTCTTCTAAACATACCAATCTTAGGAGCATAAGCACCAGAACCACCAATTGTAGCAATATCTCCAGCAGTTGCTGTTGTTATTGCAGGAGAAGATGTAGCTACACCACCCGAACCCTCTTCTTTCTTATATTTCTTCTTTTCTTTTTTATGCTTTTTATGTTCTTTACTATAATCACTATCTTCCGATAATCTTTGTTTCTGATCCATTAACTGTTGTTTTCTATCTCTCAATGCCAAAATTTGAGAATCAATATCATTTATTTGTTTTTCTAAATTTATTAATTGTTGTTCAGACATTTCATTCCCCCCTTATATTTCTTTAAATTACTTCTTAGTATATTTATAGTGCTATCTATAACATCCTCAAATAATTTAGATTGTGTTTCTTCATCCATAACAGATGTTAATTCTAAAAAAGAATTACTAAACTCTTTATCATATAATAGTTTTTCTTTAAATACTTGAATCTTTTCATCGACCGAATTTAAATCTAAAAAATTTTTAAAACTCATTAGTATCTCCTTTTTAATCCTGTAGATAATCAGAAGTTCTTATCTTTTCTATTATCATTTCTTGCATTACTTCATCAAAATCCATATCATATTTTTCTACTATTTTATCAACATCTTTAATAATTCTTAGTATCTCTGCTCTCTGATTTACCGTTCCTCTTACAACTATCTTATTATAAAAATCATTACCTAATGTTGTTAAATATAAAAAACTATTTAAGTTAATTAACTTAGTACCTAACAACCTTTTTAATTTAAAAATAATTTTATCTAATGTTGTTAATGCCATTCTTTCTGATATTGTTTCAGGCTTCTTTAATATCTTACCAGCACCATTAACCAATCTCATCCTATATGCTTTTGTTTTAACAATAGGAGTAACTAATCTCTTTATAAAAATAAAAGATAAAATATTATCAATATTTTCTTTATGCTCTATGTTCATCATTATCTCTTAAATTTATACTTGTTATCTGAACTTTACTAACTCTTTTATCTAAATTATCTAAAAATTTCATCCATTCTTTATATACAGTATCTCTTACTCTTTTCTGAACCTTCTTTTTTTCTTTATCGTCTTTTATTCTTTTATTTAATTCAGTATTGATTTTAGAAACCATTGTAGATGAATTTGGAAATAATGAATCTATATATGATATCAAACCATTTATAAATTTAGTATCAATATTTTGTTTACCATTATTATAATTAGAATTAGTAGATTTAATATCAGGATTTATATGTGATTTATGTCTTAATTCAACATCATCTGAATGAATTTTCTCTTTCTTATCTCTCAATTCTTTTTTAATATCAGACAATATATCTTCTCTTAATATGTCTATTTTATCCATTTTTGAAACATCCTATTTTTATTATAAATAATATCACATCTTTATTTATATAAGTTACAATTCTACAATTGATATTGTCGATCCAATATTTAATGTAAATATATCTTGTGGTACTGATTTACGAACCGATATAGATATTTCATCACCCCTATTTAACGATATTGGTACCAATGATAACATATTAACTATTCCTTCACCAGCACCAAACCTAGTCCTAATAATCCTATCAGAATAAATAATATTTCCTGTTTCATATTCTTCTTTCACAATCGTTATAGAAACTTCACCAGTTCCACCACCAGATTTAGATATTATTGCAGTGAACTACCGATAAGCTAAAGACTTATCGGCTTCCTATAGTCAATATTCCTAACGGAACAAGTTTACCTAAGCTATCCTCGTAGTTCCTACGATTCTATTTCTCAAACCCTCATTTAGTATATTTATCACAACATTTATAATCATCTCCTTTCTAAATTACGCATTCATCCAAGCTTTTATGATCAAGCAAGCTACTTATTCCACTTCCTCTCCTGCTTCCTCTGGCTCTTTGCTCTCTTCTTCTGTCATGACCTCTTGTGCCAACCACAGCGCACCTTCAATCCTGTCTTGGCTTCTCAGTGCGTTTCTCAAATTTTCCTGCAGCTTTGCGATGATCTGCATGTTTTCATCGCGCTGTTTCTGCAGCTCTTCCATCTTTTTTTTTGCATCAAACATACTTACCTCCTGTTCATTGTTAATCCGTGATGAATCAATGCCGCTCGCGGCTGCACCCATTTTCGGTACTCGGATATTTCATTTTTCCAATACGTGAATTCAGCGGCGCCGCCATTGCGCAAATACTCTGTATAATCCTCCTGCACACATGCAGCAAATGCCGAATAAATAAGCCCTTCCTCTGCGATCGGTACACCCTTTTTATCGATCATCTTTTTGTGAATCCGGGCGAACAAATCCAGATTAGCGCCGTTGTACATTGCGTTGTCGATGTGCAGATAAAATTGAGGCTGCTTAGCGAATGCTATTTTCTCAGCGATAATTTCTACATCTGAATCCAGGTAAAAATGATATGGTTCTGTAGACAGCACTCTCATTCTCAGATGGTCCGATGCATTTCTGACGTGTAAATGTTTCAAATCTGCAGGTATTGTATCAATCAATTTATAGTCATGGCCGTTCCGTTCCGCGAAATCTCGTACTGTTTTCATGTATTGTTCTCGCTCAGAAGTATCGCCGATGTGTATTTGTAATACCGTTATCATCACAACCTCTCTATGAGTATCTTGTATGGTTGATTGTTAAAAGTGACCGGATTACCCTGGTTACTCACAATGAGAATTAAAGTGTCCGGGCCGAGAGTTACCCGGACATGTAATCCGCCTGTGAAAACGGTGTTTACAGAATTTTGAGCCCGCACGCTGATAACCCGAGTATTATCTCTTGTAAACCCTGTTGGATATGGCAGGGAAAGAGTCCCGGCACCTCCGATATCACCGGGGAACGTCCCGGATATTTCATGGCGATCTAAT